AGGAGCTTTAAGCGGCCAACCGGTGATCGACCACCCACCAACTATTAACGACCCTTGTGGGATGGGTCGGATGCCTTCACTGCAGTTGCTCAGACGCAATCACGCGGAGCCACGGGTGATCCGCCGGCTCGCGTGGGTCCCACACATGCTGGAGGTAATGCTCGACCTCCTGCACCACGCCGATTGTGATGCCATGCATGCGGGCAAACGCCTCCACGGTTCCACTCGTAGGGGCGTGTTGAGAGCGAACGTAGGGTTGGTGTACTGAAAACACGTCCCCCACAGCTGCAGTACGCCAAGGCCTGAAAGCCCCGGCGATTCGGGCCCAGTAGACCCTCAAAATCGGCACGAAGCTGCAGGCGATAGCCATCGCCGCAGCGTTGTTCGCCATCCAGACATTCAAGTCTGTCGGCGCCCCGCAGTACCACGTCGATTTAGCAAGGACGCGGCCTACGAGAGGGGAAGGCAAGTAGCCATCCGCAGTGGGGAGAAAACGCGCGCTGCAAAACTCCGGGACACCAGTGCCACTCGCTGCTACAGGGGAAAATGAGTATCCACCTACGGGCTTCCACCCGAAAGTGCGCACCCAGTCCTCCATGCGCGCAAGCAAGCACCGTGCTCGGGCATGGTCGTCAGCACCAGGGAGCTCCGTAAGCCACGCCTTAGGGACGACCATGAGATTGTCATCACCCATGAAGATCATCCGCAACTGGGACAAACCGTGCAGCGCAGCGCTGGAAGCACAACCCACGGTAGCCATGAGCGGAGCAAGAGCAGCTGCAAGACCAGTCAGATGGACCACGGCATTGTCACATGAGTTGTCTGTGCTAGTGTTGTTGCGCCCCGACTTGCGGCGCCCCATCAAGCGGTACTTAAACGCCCTGGACGAGGCAGTGCACTCCTGCGCCACATCGCGCTCGAAGAAGGCGACGACCTCCCTCGGCATTCCAATGCGCTTATAAAACCGCACCATGAAGCGCAACGCCTCGACGGTGATTCGACCATCAAAGCGAGACATGTCGGTCCACACGAACACAGGGTCACGAACCTCGCGGGTAGCGCGCGTAAACCACTCTCCGATCTGCTCGCCTGTTAGGCCGCCGGCATACGTGATGCACGCCGACGTTGTGAAGCGAGCTTTCATCCAATTCCCAAGTGAGTAACACGCGGCACCAACTACCCACTGCGAAAGATCGTCTGGGTCCTGAATGGCACGCGGGTCACAATCATCGGGAAATTTCAGAGTGTTCTCACGCTTTACGAACAGCTTCACCTTGTACATGCGGGGTTCCCTCAACAGGCGAACAAGCCAGCACGCATCGTCAGCCAGAGCGGCCAGACTCAGAGGCCCAGCAGCGCTTGCGAGACGCGCGCGTTTGCCTGGAGGGTACCGGGCATGCCACTCTCGAAATGGTGCAATCACAAGAGGCACCTCACACACCCAGTCCCAAAACCCAAGCCGGGCGAGCTCGCCATCAAGGCGCTGCCACGCGCCATCGGAGTCGCACCGGCCAGAACCATCCATGCCAGGTAGAGGGATGGTCACACGCCTAGCGAAGGCGTGGAACTCATTGTGGGCACACGAACGCGGGACAAGAGGCCGAATCAGCTCACCAGAGGAGCCAATGACACCACCGCACACGCGCA